CATTTGCCATGAATAATCTTGTAAATCTAATAGGGAATGTTACTTCCGTTTTTACGACATTATCTTGGCCACCAATCCCCCACTGGATAGTGAAACCATTCGCAAATTTAACAAACCCCGCATTAGCATCGAGTTTAGACGCTACGATAGCACCTTGACCTAATAAGTTTTTAATTGTAACAAGCGTACTCGCCGGAGAGTCTTTCCAGTTAGCACTGCCGAGGATTGCTTTAATTTGGTCTGTGATAGGAGCATGCGCACTTGTGTCACGGCTATGGGCCTCTAATGCACCTCTAGTCAGATAGGCAGCATCAATCTTCTTAACGGTTACATTCGTGGAATTGCCAATTACAACATCTAAAGAGAATACTTTAGAATTAATCGGTGTTTCCTTAGATGGGATATAGGATGCATAGTTGCCACCATTACTATATGCAATTAGTTTAGCAGCGGAATCAGATTCACCTTCTAAATTAGCATATACACCTAATTCTCTAGCGAAGAATCCATTAGTTACCGTACTATTGCCTACCGCAAATTCAATTCTAAATTGACCATCCCCTACAAATTCACCATTAGAGGTAAAAGGGCACTCCAATTTTGGAGCTATTACAGAGGTCATAGTATCGATATTTTGATTATCGAGTTGGCCGTCCCCAGTAACTAATTTAATATACTGCAACTTCTTACCAGTTGCTTGCGATCTTGCGATTAACTCACGGCCATAATTGGTTAATCGTGTATTTGGATAAATAGAAGCCATGTGATCTCCTTATACTTTAATTGTTTCTAATACGTCGAAGCTCATGCCTATATTAATGTCAGAGCCTACTTTGAAGTCAAACTTATCTAATGCCGCCCCGACATGGAAGGATTCATATACATCAGATATAGCACCGATATATATTTCGCCATTAAGGTTTGTAGTACTTTTAGTTTTGATGATTAAGTTTTTAGGAATTAAAGGCTCGACATAATCAATAATATTGTTTAATTGAGTCTCAAAGCCGTCTACTACGTCTAACCAGTACTCATATCTATCGGAGTTAACAGAGTGCGTTACTACATGATTACCAAACTTAAAATTAAGCATTTCTTGTACTTTAGGCATAGTAAAAGGGCGCTGTCCGATTAATACCGATAGTATTTCACTTCTGCGCCCTTCTGTGTCTGTCAAATCCGGAGGATTGATGCCTAATATTTGTTCCCATGCGTCAAGCCCGTAATCAGCGGCGGTATAGATGTATTCTTCCTTAAAGATATCCAGCATGATATCCCATAGTAGTTGCAGTTCTGCCGATTCCACTCTATACACTTCTTGGATATCCCGAGAATCTCGAGTTAACGGAACGGCGAATTGTGAGATATCAATATCTCTCTTAAAAATGCCGAAGTCTGTAATCATACCGCCACCAAAGTAATCGTCCCTAATACAGGGATTTGATTATCCTTCAATTCAAGCTTTGAAACAGAAGCACCGTTTATAGTAATCCTACCGACGTCAAGAACATTAGGAAGCTCAACCATTAAAGCCGTTACAAGACTAGTCCGAAGAATAACATGTTCCTTCTCGTCTTGATTACACCATTCTTTTGCACGGATAAGTAATCGTTGCTTGATAGCGTTTTCTGCGAGGGTCTGAATTTCGTTAATATTGTGCCCGCTCATCATAGTGACCTCAATTCGGTAGTTGATCGTTACCGGGTCAGCCTTTTCGATTGTTACGGTGTGGCCGATAGGAGCGAGCCCGTACCCTTTGCCTTTAGGAGCAGGGTCTATCATGTTCTCTACTTCCTTAATCAGTTCATCTGCTGCAGGCTTGTAGTCACTATTTAAAACGACTAACTTAACTGTGCCACCGCCATTCCAACAGCGGTATACTTTAACACCGCCAACGCCAGGGATAGCTAGCACCTTTTCTTTATAATCCGCACCGTTGCCGCCGTAGGCTTTAGATTTCAAAGCATCAAAGTACCGTTTACGGAATACTTCGGTGTCTTCTTCATCTTCACCCGGCGTGATATTCTTCAATATCTTAGCAGAGGTAAGGCCATTAATACCTTGAATTGGTGTGATATCCCCGGTAGTCGCATTAGGAGTGCGCCCGTACTGCTCACATTTGAGTTTGTACTTATGTTCTGTATCGTCGATTACTTCTGTTACAACAAAGTTATATTCGTTGTAATTAAATCGAGAGCCAATCGGTACTTCCATGTTGAACTGGGCTTCAAATTCGCCTTGCGTTGCCGGTTCCGGGTAAATATTAAACTCCGCAGCACGAAGTATCAGGAATTCCCGGTCTGCAGTAGTTGCAAACGCTTGTTTCAAAATAACATCTGCTAGGATGTAGAGTTCTGCAAACTCCACGCTTGCCGGAGCTGTAGCATCGTATATAACACTACCTTCGCGCCGATCGAATTCATCTTTAACTCTATCGAGCATTCGTTTTTCAATTCGATTGGCCGTCATATGCTCATACAATACCTTTCACCCCTTTCTTGATTTTTTGTAGCGTACCATAGATGGTATCTACATCAAACTCAACCATGACGTCACCACCTTCGTGGCTAAAATCAAAGTTGTATACTTTAGTTATTCTATCGTCATTCAGTAAAGCCTCTTCTATGCGTCGCTGTAACTCAGCGTACACATACGGAATTGGCTGACCAAATAAGTCTTGTAGTTCGATGCCGTAATTCCAACTGTAAATAATATATTGGTATCGCTCCGTATTGATGATTTTATAAATCGCTTGCTCCATAGCTCGCAACTTATCCGCATAGCCTCTTATTTGGCTATCTGTTCTAAAATCAACATCATACGTGTGCGAGGGTTCAATATAATTCACTGTATCAGGAATAAGGGCGTCGTTACTTTGTTTTGGTAATAGTAAATTATCTGCCATTACTTAGTCGTGCACCCCCTGTTCGGGTTATACCAACGGTCTAATGCTATGTAACGCTGTCCGCCGGTTTCCTTCAGCATAATGACCTTATCGCCCATTACTAATTGGTTATGAACGAGATACTTCTTACGGCCTACGTAGTCGTGGTTATGGCTTGCAAATTCAGCCATACCTCCGCCACCTGCTCGGTTTTCTGTAACATGATCAACGCTCATCTCCATAGTCCATTCGCAGGTGTTTTTGGTAAGAATAATATTCTCTTCAGGTACGGTTAACTTAGGGTCAATCTTAATAGCAAGCGGTGATACACTGACAACTTCGCCGACGACTACTTCCATAGGTTCGCCGTTCGATATTACGGTGCTCGCTATTTCTTTAATCGTATTAACGATTTTCATGTAGTCGCTGTCCATTATTTAGCCCCCATTCGAATAATCTTAGTTGGTGCTTCGTCATTATGCCACGCATAATTTGCGTTGCCATACTTCATAGCATATCCACGGCTAGAGGAGTTACCAAAGCACCCGCCTGCGCCATCAGCGATTACGACATGATCATCGTCGCCGTAAATCAATAAATCGCCTTTATTGGCATAGCCGTTAAACTGCTCGGTAACATAGCCTTTCGCTTCTAGGTTTTGGCGAAGTGTAGGAACAGATGCCGTCCCTTTGTCATATTCTGCTTTCAAATCAGAATTGTACCAAGACCCAGTAGCGCATACTGTGTCAGCGCACCCTACGCTGCCATATTGAGATACTCGGCCGTCATTGGCGCTGAATGCGGTATCGACTTGACCTGCTGTACCGCCTGCCCCAGTAGCGACTGCAGTACCTTTGGTTTTCTTAGCAGCTTCAATCTTCTTAACCGCTTCCGCATCTTCATCTTTCGCAACTTCATAAGCTGCGTCATTATCAACGTATCGTAAATCTAAATCCATTCCATGAAATCCTGTTTTAAACGTATGAGTAACAGATGTTACCATCATGTAATTATTAACAATCATATCGCCAAAGTTTCGATTGATGTACACCAACGAGCCACCACGCACACGCACATCGCCAATGACGTTTTTCAACTTAATCTCACGGCTTTTCTTGTTTTTGTGAGCCATGATTGCCTTGGCTTGCGCTACTGCGTTGACGTCCTTTTCTTTAGGAATGAGCAGATACTGTAATCTGCCCCATTTCTCGATGTTCTTATCGTCCTTAGCTATGAATGTGTTCTCCAACTTACTTGATGCGCCGTTTGGAACTGTACGGACGATTTTTACATAGTTGTATGTTTCTTTATCTATGGAAGTCGTGTATTGCACATCTTCCATGCACTCATCATCAATGTAAATATCGGTTTTCATAGTCTCAAACGATGCTAACCGTAACTCGCCCGCATCATCGTACAAATGGTAGAACGCATGATTAGGCGTGTATATAGCCGTTTTATCAAGTAGTTGGCATATCATTTCTTGTAATGACTTATCTTTGAATATGGTTTGCGGTTTCTCCGGAGTCTTCCATACGGTATCGTCCATATAACCACATTTCAATCCAAAGTCATCGGCTACCATTTTGATGAACTCAGTTGCAGTCATAGCTCCGATGACATAGCAGTCTTTATTCTTGAGATAGCGTATCTGATCATAGCAAGTAACCGAAATAGAATTCTTGCCGTCACGCTGTTTCTCAAATACGTACCCAAAGAATACCGCTCCTCCGTTTAAGGTGAACTTAACAGTATCACCTTCTTCAAAATTAAGGTTAGGGTCTTTAGGTACTTTGAAAGTCATCTTACTCGGAACACAATCAACTGCTCTCGTAATTTGTACGCCGTCTTCAGGTTCTATGAGCCATAAATCACCAGTACTTTTGTTTCTGATGGTCAGCTCATAGTGGAGTTGCGTAGGCATGGGTAACGGAATGATAGTGCCATTGATTTGAGATTTTTCGACCGTTTTCTTTTCATCTATAGCCATTCGTTATTACCCTCACGTTTAAGCTGGACGATTTGGCCAACCCCCAAGATAGCGGGAACAGCGATTTTGTTAAGTGCTGCAATTTGGAACAGGTTATCTGTATTACCGAGTTGCTTCTTAACAATTTGCTGTAAAGTCTGCCCTTTGGAGACTTTGGCGGTTGATGCGGCCACCTTACCGTCCGTCGGCCTATCCGATTTAACGCTACCTTTCGCAGTACCGTCCTTATCAGTCTTCACTTCAATCCGTTTAGCACCCCAAGGTTTCCACTGCTTTAATGTAACGCTAGCATACGAGTCAAAGCCGTTATCTGCATCTTCTTCTATGACGTAGTTTTCAAGTGTACACTTCATGTTAGTCATGGCTAGCATCTGTCCGCCTGGTTTCATTCGAACTACGATAAATTGGAAGATCGTCTTTGTAGTTTTGAGTTTTTCGAGTTCATCGATGTAGTACTTAGCCTTCTTAGACTTAAAGACCAGGGACTCATTAAATGGATAATCAGAGTTAGGCAACAAGAATTTAAAAGCAATATCAGTAAGCCCTGCGGGTTTAATAACGTTAACTTCGCCTTTCCCCAATAGTTCCATTGTTTCGTTCTTGCCATTGATAGTAGTGACTAATTCTTTAGGGGGAATCGGTATCTGCATCGTCCCCATATAGAAGTAATACATTTAGATTCCCTCCCTTTGAATTGCGAATGCATCTTTCAAGCCTTTCGAGATTTGACTTGTAAAGCCATCTAGGTCAGTGCCGTTGTTGATTTCCACATCGTTATTCATTTGGATGTGAATTACATTGGCATCTTGCCATTTCTTCAACGATTTATCGATAGCGCTTTCACGGAGTGCCTTGATTTCCTCATTTGTCATGTCGATAGACTTGGCAATCTTGCCTGTGTTCTTGGCAGTCTTACCTGTATTTTTCTTAGTCTTATCGGCCGCATCATGGTCAGCACCTGGAGTAATTTTGCTAGCGTCGAACTCTTGAGGAGTTTTAACACCAGGCATGCTAGGCATTAAATCACCTAGGCTAAGGTTAGCCCCAATGTTATAGCCTTCACCGAAAGCCCCTGTAACACTAGAATAATCCATCTTACCCATGACGGTAGTTTCACCGCCGGCAATCTCAAACCGTTCTAGTACGCCAGTAGACCCGCCTACCTTATCGATGTTTACACCAGGGATTTTATTAATTGCATCGATAATATCGTTAATTCTAGCTTTCACGAATTGCCAAATACCATTCCATATATCGATAAACAAGTTAGCGACGGCATGTAACGGGTCTTTAAATACGTTGGCCAAGAAATTAACAAATGCTGCGATAATGTTCCATCCCAATGCGAACACATTGAAAATAGCGGAACCGAACGCCCAAAAAGCACCAACTACGATTCCTAGTACGCTAATATTCGCATCACAGAAATAGTTAATAGCTTCTACTGCTAAGTAGATTACGACTATAACTGCAACAATTAAACCGATTACCCATGTTAATGGACACGCATATAATGCCGCGTTCAATCCTTCTTGAGCTACAATCATTGCTAAAAGGGCAGCAGTTTCAGCCCAATCTGCTACTGTTTTAATCGCCATCGCACCAGCGGCAATAATCGTTCTAACTGCAGCTATTCCTGTTTTAACTGCGTAGTACGCCATAACACCGCCCAATATTATCATTGCTGTATACATGATAGACGAGTGTTGTCTAACAAAGTTAGACAACGTGTTAAATGCCCATACTGCAGTATTAATCGTTTCTCCGATAACACCTACGAGCCAATAGAATACCGGTGCTACCGTTTGAATAGCTCCCGTTACGTTATCCACTAACTCACGGACGCCCTCGCTATTAGCAAGGTCAGATATTCGCTGGAACACAGGCTCGAACGCCCGAATAGCTTTATTCTTAATCGACTGCATATGATCGCCCCAAGTTTTAGGAAGCGATTCAAACTGCTTTTCAATTTCAGGCAAGTTATTCATAATAGCGTTTTTAATTACTTCAGCAGTAATTTTGCCTTCAGAGGCTAGCTTCTTAAGTTCGCCGGGATACGCCCATATAGATTTAGCAATGATGTTTTCAATCATAGGCGCGTTTTCAGCGATAGACCGGAACTCGTCACCTTGTAATTGACCGGATGCTAAACCCTGCGTCAACTGAAGCATGGCGTTCTTTTGTGCTTCTTTCGATGCACCGCCAATAGCGAATACCTTCTGGATACCTTCCATAAATTCTACGGCTTTTCTTGGGTCCGGGAACGCATCATGTGCGGATTGAGATACCTGGATTACGGCGTCCGCCATTTCCAAATACCCACCTCTTGCACGCTGTGCGGATTCAAATATTTGCTTATTTAGGTAAATAGCGTTTTCCTGGCTACCGGCTACCAATTTAAGGCGAGCTTGTACCTGCGCCCATTCAGTAGCAGTATCTTGAATTGATTCGATGGCGCCTTTTATAGCGCCAATGCCATTCATCACAGTACTAGCCAACAGGTTACCGGCAAAGCTGTTCATGATACCGCCCATGCTAGCCTTTAGTGTTTCACTAGCATTCGATACGCCGTTCATCTTATTGTGTAGCGTGTTCATGGATTGATAGGCTTTAGTTGTTGCGTTTGCGGCTGCGTTCATAGCATTAGGAATATTAGTAGAGAGGCTTATGTAATTAGAAAGTGTAGCCATTCATTACCCCCTTTTTGCCTTATTCATTTCATCTTGCTCATCTTTAGCATGTTGCTGAATAAATGCAATTACTACAGCCTTTTCATTCATGTCCATATCCGCAAAAACAGAAGGTCGCATATGGTATTTAACAAATGCCAAATATGCGAACATCGTTTCTGTTTCATTGGATTCTAGGAGTTTTTTACTTCTTTTACCTTATCTTCCATGCCTACATCGTAGCCTTGGGCTTCTGTTACTGCTGCCAAAAGGTCAGCGTATTCACCTGGTGTGAGCATTGCTTTTACGAGCTCAACCGGTTCAGTAACGCCCCAGCTATCTTGAAGTTCCGCATCATAAAGATTAGGATACGTGATTGCCTTAGATAGCACATCTTCGTTGTATGCAGTCGCATCGAAGCGTTCTTCAGATTGACGAGTGATGCGGTCAGTAATGCGTTTAGTGTATTTCTTACGCATTTTTTCTGTTTCGTCAGTAGCTAATGTTTTAATCTTCCATGCTACTGGCTCGCCGTTCACTTTGATACGTTTAGATGCTACGTATTCAGTCTCATTGACTACATCAACGTTTTGTTTAAGGAATGCGCTTAAATTTTCAGCCATTGTAAAAACCTCCTAAAAAAAGGGAGCAAGCACTAGGCCTGCATCCCGTCTAATTCATTAAAGTGTTGAACATATTTAACACCTTCATACGTGAAGTTGTGTTCTTGTTCGATGTATTTGCCTTCAGCGTCGAATTCAGCTGCTGTTAATTCGTCAAGGTTCACGCCTTTTAAAATTACAGAACGGCGACCTGCTTTAGAAGTTGGATCGTTGTTAACTACTTGCATATCAAAGTATGTATCCACACCGGTTTTCAAGTATTTTTCAACCATCTTATCGAATAAAGCTGTGTTATGGTAAATCGTTAAGCTACCGCTGTATTCTACGGAGGTAGACTTATTGCCTGCACCAATACGGCCCAAAATAGCCACTTTTTCTTTATTCTTTTTAATTTTTGCGCTAAGTTTCTTAGCTTGAAACAGTAAATATCTATTACCGTTTTCTACGATATAGCAAGACGCTAATTTAGAAGAAACAACGTCAGCTGCATCCATCGTTTTCAATGCATCTAAAATTTCATTTTCCATACGTTATCCTCCTAGGCTACTACAACAGTCATGTACAATTTTTCCATAGCCACAGTTGGCTGTAATTGTACGTTAACCAATACATCTTCCTTGTTATCGCCTTGCGTAGGTACTGGGATGTCTTTATCATCGAAGTTTTGTATAGCACGTACTTTTTGGTACTGCTCAGCAAGATATACAAGGTCGCCCCATAAGGACTCACGACCAGCTTGGTCATTAGGGGATTTATCAAGATGTGTTTTATTAAACAATCTAGCGCCGTCAACTGCCCAGTTATCCAATACACGCATGACTTGGTTAAGAGAGAAGTCGCGGTTTTTAGCTTTACTGAATTCAGTAAATGTGTTGATGTCTTTCAATACACGAACGTCGCCTTGGATATTACCACCAACGGAGTCAGTAACATTGTGGAACATGAACATACCATCTTTGATAGCTTGCTCAAGTTCGAACTGTTTGTACTTAACGTTTACAGTGTATTCACCGTCATAAATCATGTTGCCTACTGTAGCATTGATATTACAAGATGCTTCTTGACCTAATGTCCAGTACACCAAAGAGCCTCTTTCGGCACCTTCATCGGTTACGTCATTAAGGATGGAGATAACACCTTCATAGTTGACCCCAGTCGTACCATGAATCACTAATTGGAATTTAGCGCCACTTTGTTCACGGCAACGTTTAGTAAATGCAATAAGCAAGTTCTTAATTGTGTCGTCCGCACCAGCGTAACCCAAAGTATTGAAGTAGTAAGGTTCAAGCATATCAATGCCGTCTTGGTAGTTCTTAACGGTGATTGTGGAGCCGTTAGTACCACCGGATAGTGCAGTATAAGCTGTAGTAGTTAATGCGCCAGTTTTAGTGAATACGATGTAATCGTTATCTTGCAGTTCTGTCGCATTCTTCAAGTTCTTTTGAATATCTACTGCTTTACGAACATCGCCAGTAGTAAGGTAAGTAGTTACGATGAATTTACCTGTGTTATCTGGATCAGCTTGAACAGATACACCCAAATCATTACCACGGATACCCTTATATTTTGCTTTACCGATTGTGCTTGTAGCTTGTGCACCGTCGGAATTTAAGCGGTAGAAGTAACCAGTTTTCAAGCCACGGAACAAGTCACGTAAGCCCTTCATTTTGTCATGGCCGTAGTCATAGCCAAAGTATTTTTGGCAATCCTTTTGGAATGTGTCGTTATCTACACGGAACACTTCACCACTTGGGCCCCAATCAAAGGAGAGCATCATCGCACCAAAGCCACGGTCAGATACTTCTGCAT